ATGAATTTGTTAGTAATGTTTGCCCAATCTAAAGTTAATTTATTATTAAGGTCTGTTGAAACATTATATCCACCCCAGAAGTCTGAGCTATTAACATTTAAGTTTCCTTCATTAGCTTGTGTTATGAAAGTAGCGTCTGTATACGCTTTCATTGAATCATTATATATTACATCTTTAGCATCTACATAATTCTTCATAGAAGTATTGGTAGCTGTATCTATTGCTTCGATGGTACTATTTAATTGTGTTTCATTAAAGCTTAACATTGTTCCATTGAAACTTATATACTCGCTATTAGAAGGGTTAACTATCCAGTTGAATATTCCTTTAAACCACGACGCTGTAACATTACCTGTAATACTAATTAGACCAGAAAGAGTTATGTCATCAGCAGTAATATTTCCATCTATATCTATATTGCCTGATCCAGTAATATCGGTAACATTATACAAAGCATAAACATCTCTGAAATCAGCATCTCCCTGGGGCGTAAATGTTCCAGAAGATACTAAAGGCAATATTAGAACTAATAAAATCGCAACTACACTTACAACAAATGCTTTCTTTCTCAATTCCTTTAAATTCTTGATTCTCATTTTACATATCCTACATCTTTAAGATTGCAGGTCTTAATGTGATCATCTTTTGTATTCGATCTCTTTCCTTTTCAAGTCTTGAGGCAACAGCAGTGAAGTGTGGATATGGAACTCCCTTAACTGCACTGAATGGACCTATATTAAAACTAGTTGAGAAAGTATAAGTTGATCCAATAACATTAGCAATAGCATAAAGTCCTGCTTCTAGTTCCATATATCTCTTAATAAAATAGGGGTTCTCTAATAATGTGACTAATGATCCAGAAGTATGTGTAAAGACTATTTGATCTACAACTATATTTGTGCTATCGGTTACACTAGAAATCTTACAAGCTTCTTTGTATCCATCGGTATCTTCTATTTCTACCCAATCATTTGCACTTAATCCTGTTGAACTAACAACAGCAACTGTGACTGAAGTTCCAATATCTGTTGATGCTAAAGCAGCACTTGTAGAAGTTTGAGTTGTTGAATGTTCTACCCAACCATGAACGTATTTAAAATTACATAATTGATCTCCTTTCTTGAACTTATTAACTTCAGGAGAATCCCCATCCTGTGTAGATATAATAACCTTTCCTGATTCTCTGTAAACATTAAGGTATAATGGACTTAATGTATCTCCATCAATCTTAACTTCTCTTACAGCTAATACTGGATTATGTCTTAGAATTATAGTATCTGAATCATCACCATTAACAGTTTCAACAACAGTGGTAGGTGCAAATTTAGTATTTAACCATCTCTCAGTATATTTCTCAACGTCATCAATCATTAAACCAATGTCAGTATTATTTAATAAATCAGTTCCAATTCCAGTTGTTCTTCTAACTCCAGCTACATCAATATAAGAACCCATTAGAATACCTTACCTCCCATTATTCCAACTAAACCCATAAGGACACCTATGAATAAAGTAGCCCATTGAGGCAATCTCTTACTCAAGTTTTCTGATAAGTTTTTAACATCTTTCTTAAGAGTACTAATATCGTCTTTCATGTCCATAACCATTTGCCTGGTTACTTTAGAATAAGTTGATCCATTAGCTTTTACCATATTTTCTCCTTAACTTTTCTTCTATATCATCATTGAATGGTAGTTCGTCACCATGAGAAATAGCCAAGGTTAATTCTTCTTTAGATGGAAAAACCTTAACAATATCTTTAGCAGTCTTCTTACCGATACCTTTAATTTTAACCAATTCGTTTGAGAAATTATTATCTTTTTTTTTAACAATTACTTTAGTCTCTACTTTTACTTTACCGACTTTACTCTCTAATGCTTTAATTTTAATAGAATCAAAACCATAGTCTACTCCTAATGTTTCTGGGAGTTCTACGCTCTCTCCATGCTTAACTGTTCTCCATTCAGGACAATAAGGTCTAGGTAAATTAGGAATCTTTATCTTTCTATCTCTTCCGTTATTTATGAACTTTACCATTTTATTTATATTCCCTCAACCAAGATCTCAATACTAACACTTTCCCCTGCTGTTGCAGAAGCTAATGATAATACTAATTGACTACAGACTACATACTTATCGTATTTAGCTGTATCTCCTCCTTGTGCATCTGATAAATCAATATCAGAACCTGTGTTATCTTGTAAGATTACTTCAGGATAAACTACTACATCTGTATTAGCAGCTGCCAAGTCTAGAACTTTTTGAGTTTTTGCTCCACCAACTGTATCAAGATCAACTGTACAAGTATTAGTTGGATAGTTAATAGCAATAGCGTGGATTTTTCCTCTTATAATACCATTAGTTGTTGCTGTTGCTGTTGTTGCTCCAGCAGCTACTGTGGCAGTAAGATTATATGTTTGCATTCCCATTTACTTATTCCCTCCTTTTTTTTGATTTAGATTTTTTAGCTTTTGGTTTTGTTTTACTGACGAACATATTCTCTCGAACATGACCAACAATTAAATTTAAATCATTCTTATCGGTAGTATTAAAACCTCCTCGAATGATAAATTTTCCATTGCTAAGTTTTTCAATAGTTTTCATCACTTAGAGAACCCAATTTATTATTTAAGTATTATTACTTTTTATTTTCTGTATTATATCAGAAAATGAATAAACTGGGTTTCCTAATTACTCTTGTTTAGCGTTAACGAAACTATCTACTGCTTCCTGCATATTAGGGTTTGCTCCCCATAAACTTGGAATATCCTTCATGATTGTATCATTTAGAAATTTGTAGTCAGCTTCTTCAAGTGTCAATAGATTGTCCTTCTTAGCTTTATCGAATGATTTACTCAATCTTCCCATAAGTCTAAAATTATCTAAACCTCTAGGCATTTCTTCTGGTTTTTTAGATGAAATCAATACAGATAACATCTCTATAAGACTTTCATTTAACTCAGAACCATTCTTATCTTTTGACACCCAACTCTTAATTTTTATATTTCTCATTTAAACCTCCTTGATATATGGTATTGGAATATCTATATAAACTTTTCTACTGAAAGAGAAAGAAATAGAAAGGAAAAATAAAAAAAATAAAAAAAAATTGGTTTGTGTGTATTACTTAACTTTATGTTGCTGCTACTGCATCATAAGCAACTAAATATCTCATTGTTCCTGCGATATCTACTGCTATCTTATGGGTTTGGCTACCTACAGTTCCAGTTGCTATTGTTGCTCCTTGGCTACCATCTTCTTCGGCAAAGTCAATAACATTTGTTATAGCTCCTGCTAAACTAATAGCATTTGTTACAACTGATGTTGATGAATCTTGTCCTTCGATATATATAGCGTTTGGTAAAGCATCACTCGCTGGTGTTGCTAGGATTCTCATAGCTGCTGTCTGATTACTAGACATACTTCTAATATCTATACCATAATCCAAATAGTTAGTACTTGAGCAATTAACATTAACTCTTATACCAGCTGATGAACCTGCGATATTTGATTTTATTAGTGGTCTGATTTCCAAACACATCACTTCTTGTTCTACGGCTGCTCCAGCATTTATAGTCGCACTAAGGATTGCTCCTGCTAGAGGTGGTCCTCCAGTTTGTGTGACTGTTTTACTTGCTGCTACATCCACAGTTCCAAGTAGTCCTGCTACTTCGCCTATTTCACAAGTATTTGTTATGTCTACTCTTCCTCTTACTGCCCAACCATTTACTAGGTCGTGCCCTACTGAAAGATATCCATAACTTGGATTCATATAACCAGTTGAATCTGCACTTGTAGTTATTCTGTTAATGTCTCCAAAAACATAAACTGCAGTTGCTCCAGCTGTTATATTTGTGCACTTTAATATCAAATGATCTGTTTGAGTTCCATAAGCTAAAGCTGTACTATAACTTCCATGTTGGAATACTGCTGATGCACCAAGTCCTGTCTCATCTAATTGAGCTACAGATACATTGATAGCAGTTGTTGTTGCTCCAGCTAAAACAAGCTTACCATTTACGGTTAGCTCATCTGTTATAGCATCTCCAAAAGTTAAATCTCCTGTAACACTTAAATCTCCTGATAGGGTTATTGAACCATCAACATCAATATCCTCAGATATTTGTTTGCTGATTGGTCTGAAAACTCCCACTGCATTATTTCCCATTTTTATTTAAAAATGAAAAATTAAGCAGAAGCTCTTTTAACCACAGCAAGGATGTAAGCTGTACCTACAGTACCTGATGTCAGTTTTATTTCACATGGATCGTTTGAATAGTCTATTGTGACTGTATCTTCTGATACGTCTCCAGAACTATCTACGACACAAGCGTGTACCCAATATGTATTAGCAACGTCAGTTATTGTAATTGTATCGTTCTGAGCAGCTTTTGCACCACTCATATAGATCAACTCAACACTGTCGTTAAATACATTTAATCCGTCTGTTCTTAAAGTTTTTTCTGTATCGGTCATTTTTCGTTATTTTAAACCTCCTTTCATTTTATTAAGGTTGTTTTTGATTTTAGTGACTTATCTGTCATTTCGTTCATTTAAAATAAAAATAAAAAATAAAAAATATTTTTTGTTTCCTTATGCTATGTTATCGATAAAGCTATTAAACGCAGTGTTTCTCATAATCAAACATTCATATATTTTCAACATGAATTTCTGTGAATCATTGGTCTTTGCTAGTTCTTCATAGGTCATATCCTGTAGTACTCTCATTTCTATGAAATCCATGTCAAGGAAGTAAATTTGTTTAGCTCCTGTTACATTGGACAAACTCATAGATGGGATTACTGGGATTGGACCTACCATAGAATTGATAACGATTTGTGGTGCGATTCCGAACGGCAAACTTCCACCTTGTACCATATCTGCTGGACTAAATCTGAAAACATCAATCATGATCTTTCTCAAATCTCCTACAACAGAACTGGATGCAATAGCTAAGTTTGGTCTTCCTCCATCATCAAATGCATATTGTACAGCTGTCTCAACGTCTTCCCATGCTAGAGCAGTAGCTGATTTATCCACAACGTTAGTAGTACTCTGTAACTTCACAATTCCTGAGAATTCTGTAGCTGTAGTACTTGCGTCTCCGTTTACGATTAAATCTTCTTCCTTCTCTCTCAAAGCTCTAACTCTCATTAAAACTTCAATTTGTTTTGCATTAGGTCCTGTTTGAGAACTGAATGGATTAGCAGCAACATTACCTGCTCCTGAAGGTTGAAATCCCTCTAGGATATAACTTGGGTAAGCAGCTTGTGCTTGTCCAGTTACTCTTCCTACAGCATAAAGATATTTTATGGCTGTGGATGCTCTTTCTAAGGTATCTGTTTGTTCACTTTGTGCAGAATCTTCTGCAGCTGTGACAGCAGCTCCCTTAGCTGTAATTATGTTATAATCCGCTGTAATACCTTGATTAGTAACTCTTGGTAACAATTCGATCAAAGGTGTGTATTTTCTTGTAGTATCGACAACTCTTGGATCTACAAAAACAGGGATCATTGCGTATCCTGCTGTTCCTGCTCCACCTGTTTGGGTGTTAAGAGCTTTGAATCCTACATTAAAAGCGTCCTTTAATTCTCCTCTCATATCATTACTGTGGAAACCATCAACGTATCTAGTTTCTGACTTTAATTCACCGAATGAATGCGTATAAGATCCTGCATTGTTAACTGGTCCTGTTCCTATCATTTTTATTTTAAAATAAATCTAATGGGGACAAAGAACGAGCTTTAACTTCTGGAACGTCTTTAATATTAGTCATCATAGCTTTATGCTGTGGTGCTTCTAATACTGCTTTCAGTTCCTTAAGTTCCTCTCTTAAAGCTTTAACTTCTGCATTTATCTTTGAATCGGTAACCTCATTAGTAGTAGTTGTTTCTGTCTCGGACTTTACTTCAGCTTTCGCTTCAGGTTTTTCCTCAACTTTAACTTCTTCTACCTTAGCAACTTCTTCTTTCTTATCTTCTTCGATATTTTTTTGTTCTTTTTCCATTTTTAAACCTCCTTTCATTTTTTTAATATTATCACCATTATTAGATGAGCGTGATTCAGTCAATGATTTATCTTTTGATTCTGTCCCTGGTCCTGGTCTTTCTAGTCTTCTCATTTCTCCACCACATTTAGGACATTTAAGTTCTTTACAATGATCGTCACTCTTTACTTTGTGACCACACTTTAGGCACTCACAATTAAAGGATTTGTCTTCTTCTGATTCCTCTTCTTCTTTCTTCTTCTTTTCGTCTTCTGATTCTTCTTTCTCTGATTCCTTAGCTATATCGTATTTAGGTTTCTGTGCTTGAGCTTTATCCTCTTGTTCTTTAATCCAGTCAAGAGATTTAGCCATTACATTAGTCATAGAGGCAGAAGGATTAATTGGATTACCAGTGACCGCGGTATTTAGTAAATTAATTTGATTTAGCATTCTAACCTCTTGACCATCTTTCATTATCTTTTCTGTTTTAACTGGGATGTAAGCAATAGAGAAAGCATCTAAGTAACCATCCTTTAATGATCCCCATACTTCTTGGAATCTAGTATGGTGTGGATTAATTTCTGCTTGTACCTTAAGTCCCTTACTATCTATAGTAGAATCAACAACTTTCCCAATAGGAATAATTGTTTTGTTAGCTTCAACTTCAAAATCGTTATTACCTCTGTAGCTTTCGTGTTCAACATCTAGTTTTAGGTTTTTAGTTTTTAATTGTTTGAACATATCTTCCATACAGTTCTTTGTTACAATATCATTAACTAAATCTTTATCACCAGTAGAAATATATCCTTCAATAACATATTTCTTTTCACCTTTTACTTCAATCTCTCTAAGAGAAACCTTATCAGAATTAAGAGAGAACATTCTTTCCATCAAGAACTCAATTCAAATATATATTTAAGGATTATTACTTTCTATTTTTCCTTATCAATAAAGATTTGACTACATCTGCAATTAGGGTGGACCGTACTATCCCCTTTCCAACCCTTTTCTACATCAGTTTCAAACTGAGAATTAATATCCACTACCTGTCCATTAAGGTCACGACATCTAGGACAAGTTCTATTATCCATAACTGCGACCCATTTCTTATTTAATTTCTTACCACTTGTTTTGTATGCTAAAAGTCTTCCTTCATTTTCGCTACGATTCAATTCTGTCCGTGAAATCATTGTTGCTCTTGTTTTAATTATATCAAAATCTTCTGTGATCTTTTTACTAATGTCTGATACACTATCTCTATTCATAATAGCTCTCTCCAATGTTTGTCTTAACTTATTTAATAACTCATCATTCATACCTTTAATGTTTTCAAAAGAATGGTTTTGTATAAATGATAATGCGTCTTGATTATATGCCATATTCATACCCAGATGAGCTTCAGCACTCTCATGTCCCTTAACAAATCTACCTTTAATGAAATCAAAGATAATTTGTTTTAATTTTTCAGAACCAAACATAACTTTAATCTTCTTAGCAAGTCCGTCTAGGGATTTAATACCCTTAATAGTCTCACTGCCCAACTCAGTCTTAATCAAATCGTTGA